GTATAAGAGACAGTAATAGTAGCATTACTACTGTTTAAAGTAGTTCCACTAATAGAACCGCCAGTAATAGCTACGTTGTTAGCATTCTGTGTGCCAATAGTACCAATACCTAAATTAGTCCTAGCATCGTTAGCATTAGAAGCACCAGTACCACCTTGCAGAATAGTCCAGACATTACCACCAGTCTGTGCTTTCTGGATGTAAGTACCTAAATTATTAAACCATTCTCGCCAGCTATAGATCTCTCCAATCTGATCTTTAGGAACAGGAGGTAGACTATTTGAGGCCACAGTCTATCTCCGTACCATAACCACATTCTTGAAGTTCTTCTAGATTCTTTTGAACCTTTTCACCGATGTCAGTGCGGTAAGCAATGCTGTTTGGAATATAGATCTTCTTCTTGATCTTGTTGTAGACAGATTCACGAGAATCTTCAATAGTGTCGCCTAATCCCACAACAGTGCAAATATAATCACCAGCAGTAACGAACATAGGAACATTGTCAACAACTTCTCCATCCTCCATATCAGGACCTTTGCCCCACATTACTTCACAGAGATGTACGTCCTTAACAGCATCTTCCATTGTTAAACCCCAGAGAGGATAACCGCTGTTCTCTTTCTTAGGAGTAGTGCAGTAAGGGTAATCTGGGATGCTAATAACAACACCACAAGCCACTTTGTCAGAAACTTTAAGAGTATCTTTACCATCAATTAAATCCAACATCCATTGAGCAGGATCACCACGATGAAGACTCTGCTGTATATTAAATAAAGGCCAACCGGGACGCATTGTAAACTCTAAAGGCCATGCTTGACCACGTTTATCAATAATGCAGTTAACGTCAATGTAACCAGTGTAGCCAAGACCATGTAACATGTCTTCTAATGGTAGAAGCATTTCACGAGCTAGTTTAGAATCTTGTGTGTATCGAACAATAGTACCTTGCTCACCAGTAGTTACACCAAGCTCACCGTCCATTAACTTCTTATGTTCCCAAGACTCTGAGAAGTGTTTAGAGAAACCGCCGGGACCGAACCAACCACCAACACCAAACTCGATACCAGAACGAAACTCCTGTAGAATAAACTTCTCGCCTTTGTGTGCGTTAGTCTTTTTCCACTTCTGTAGCATGTATACCATTTCAGCAGCAGACTTAGCGACATACGATAATGTCTTATCACCATCACCAATAGGCTTTGAAACATAACGTGTAGGATTATCTTTTACATACTGAATGGCATCATCATAGCTATCAAATGTTTGACTAGGTATGCATTCAATACCAGCTTTCATTAAGATCTTTTCACCATGATCACGTTGTTGTTCCCAACGATTAGTATCAATAGAAGGCCCAAAGATAGGATAACCTTGATCACGATAGCGTTCTAGTTGATAAATGTAATACACATTGTCTGTGCAGAATATTAAGTCTGCCCATTTCATGTGTTCTTCCCAACGAGACACACGTTTGATTAGACCACCATCTCCAGCTTCATGTCTGGAACCATCTTTATTATGTCGCATAAACACTTTAACATCGTGTCCAGCAAACTGGCTTCTCATTGCAAAAGATAAGCCACAACCACATCCTGATGGATCAATGACTAATATTTTCATTCTTCAGTATCACTTATACGAGTAGCTTCTTCAGCACCTAATCTTCCGCCTAAGCCAGTTTTAACTGCAAAAGAAGATCTAAATAACTTCTTAATCTTTGCTGGCATTTCTTTCCTAATAGAAGGATCTTTACGACTAGCAGCCATAATGTTATTTACACCTTCTTCTAAAGCAACTAATTCTTTTGTGTTTACTAAACCAGAACCCTCTAAAGCAGGTTTAATTCTAGTAAACTCACTTGCTAAAGTATTAGGAGATACTTTAGATAAATAGTCTGCAACAGCAAAAGGAAATAAAGATCTAGTTTGTGTACTATCATTAAGATACTTAGAAGCAGCTTTAAGCTGTGATCCAGTAAACTTACCGCTTAACATGTCTGACACAATAACATTAGCATCTTTTTGTAAACCAGCTCTGCCTTCAACGCCAACTTGAGAAGAAATTTGATTTATCTTATCATTAGTTTCAGCAGCCCATTTCTGAGCAAGCTTATCAACATTAGCAGACCATGTTTTTTCACCAGCTTGAGATAATCTATCTTTTAATACTAAAGATTTATTCTCAATGCTAGACAAACGGTTCATTTGCCCTTCAGCTAGTTGTTTAACTTCAGGTATATACTTAGTTAAGAAATTATGCTCAGCTACCCATTTACGAACACCAGCTAAATCTTTACCAGCAAGTTCATTTTTAGCGAATTGAATTGAAAACTCAGTTACTTTCTTAGGATCACCTAACATAGCAGAAGCTTCTTTAAGGCCAGACTCATTGCCAAATAATTTCTTAGGAAGTTCTTCAACATCACTAGCGGTTTGACCTGTAGCAGCTTCACCACGAGCTGTTTTAAATTTCTCTAAATTTTCAAGAGACTGTGCGTATTTAGTTTTAGCAGCACCTAATCCAGACCAATCATAAAATCCGCCAGATCGATTACCTGCTTTATCTGCAATACCTTTTGTTAAGTCAGTGCGAAGTTCACGAGCAATGTCAGCACCTAAAGCTTTGTATCCTTCTACTTCATGGGCATAGCCAACGTCACCTAATTTACGAACAATTTGATCAATACCTTGAGCAGGTAAATAACCCTTTTCATAACCTATGACTTCACCAGCTTCATTTTTAATTGCTTTCTTTTTCCAGATGTCATCAATAACTTTATTAATACTATTTCTAACATCTTCACTGGAATTTTTAGCAATATCTTTCCATTTTTTTCTAATGCTTAAAGCATCATCTTGTTTGGCCCAAAACATACCCTGCTTTTCATTCTTAACTGCGGAATCCATAGCAGCGTTATGAGAAGTTTCATAATCAGATCTTGCTTGTTTAATTTGTGGATCACGAACACCTTGAATTTCTTCACGAAGTTGTGTTCCAAAATCATAAGGAGATTTAGTATTACCAACTCCTTTTTCTTTAGCCATTTGTAATTCTTGATCAGCAAGTTCTTGTTGTCTACGAAGAGCAGTTGTTTCGCCCAGCTTACCTTTCTCAGCTCTAGCAGCTAAGTCAGTAGCACGGTGTTGTCTTTCAAGAAGCTTTTGTTGTTCGACTGCTTGTTCTTGTTGAACACCACGTTGAATTTCTTGACCAGCTAAAGTAGTTTGTTCTGCTGCTGTCCCACCTCTAGTCATTCCCTGACGAGCCTCTTCAACAGCAGCTCTTCTTGCTTCAGCAGTGGCTGTAGATCCTTCAGGAGAAATAACTTTACTAATAAATTGTTTTGGGTTTAATAAAGCAGAAGCAGATTCAGTTACAAGCCTACCAGCTCTTTGTCCTAATTGTGTTGTTATCCTAGCTACTTCTCCAGCAGGTCCTCCAGCAACAAGACCAGTTAATAATTGAGTACCTCTCCCAGCACCGTATTCAGCAGCAATTTGTTCGCCTATTTCACCAAGAACACCACCAGCTAAACCAATAGTAGCGCCAACAGCAGTACCTGCTGGTACAGTAACAGGAGCACCCGGTCCTCCAATAAGACCTAAAGCAGCACCAGTACCTCCTCCCATAGCCATCCCAGCAATACCAGATTCACCAATACGTTCTAAGCGAGTACCTAAATCCATACCTGCTTGAGGTCCTTTACCAAAGAACTTTTCAAGAACATTATCTACAGAGGCAGGTTGGACTTCTTTACCAGCAGCACGTTCTGGAGACATTCTTTCTGGATCAGGTGTTAATGTTGTAGGTGTTCCGACATCGCCTTTAGGAGCAGCGCCTAGATACTTTTCTTGTACATGGTTTTTAGCTTCTTCTGATAAAGCATTATAGGCTTTGTCGGACGCAGAGTATTTGTCAAACACATGGGCCTTAGCTTCAGGAGATAAACCTTGAAACTTAGGATCGTTTACTACTTCAGATAGTGTACGTTCTGCCATGTTTAAAACCCAGCCGCTTTAGCTTCATCAGCAGCAGACATGCCGCCTTTTGATTTATTTACTTTTTCTGCTTTCATACCAAGAACATCAGAAATAAGTTTTTTTCCTTTGCCAGATTTTTGTTCATTAGATAGTTTATTAATATC